TACCTGTACCTTGATACAATAACATTGTTGATAAATTTGATTGACTTAATTTTAATACTGTATCTAAAGCATTTTCTCCTGCTTTTATTGCAACAGAACTAATATTATTATAATTAGTTAATTGTCCGTCTAAACTTTCTAAATGTTCTGCAGTAATAATATTCATATTAGGTATTTCTATTTTGTCTGTATCAACAAAATATTGTCCAACTCCTGGAAACAATGCTTCTCCAAGTTGTGTAAGTGTTAAAGCACCCAAAGGATAATTATCTCTACACCAATCTTCAAAACTTTCAGTCCAACTATGTCTTGCTAATAATCCAAACAAATCTGTTCCGTTAATTGTAATTATAGAATTTCCGCCTGTTGGAGAATAATCAACATTGATTTCAGTAATATAAAACGTTCCAATTAACCAATCATCTTTTGTTATTGTTATTTTTGAATTAAATCTTATTAATTCATTTATATGTGGATCTAATGATTGATTCCTTGTTGTTAAAATTAATTGACCAGAGTCTGGTCTTTGCCATATTCCTTCAAAAAAATCATTTCCATATTGAAATTCTAAATTAATAGTTCCATCAGAAATATCAATGACTTCACTATTTCTAGTAACATAGATTTTAATTAAATCTTTTGCTTTCATCCTCTAACTACTTTGCTACTAACTTTTCCATATTTTGAAATAGCACTATTAACTTCCCTGCCTAATTTATATGGATCAGTACCTAGTCCTGCATTTATTGTTATATAAATAGGTGATCTATTTGTTGCAGTTGCTAATCTTGGTGCAAAACCATTTATTGCTGTATTGCCAAGATTAAATGTGGCATCTCTTGCAAGTGATTGTGCTGTACTAATACCCTGTGCTAAACCTTCAACTATTTGTTCACCAAAAGCAGCAAAAACTTTTGATGGTGAAGATATACCTAAAATCTTTTTAGCCCATGATGGAAGTAATTTACCAAAGAATGCATTGATTTGATTCCTTAACCAATCACTCATAGATGCTAAACCATCCCATAAACCTGTTGCTAAACTCTTACCAATATTAAATAACTTTCCTGGCAAACCACTGAAGGCAGAAATTATTCTTTCTATCACTGATGATATTTTATTAAATATTTCATTAAATGCATTTGTAAATATATCTTTAATGCTTTGTAATATATTTTTTACTGATTGATATAAATTACCTAATGCTTCAATTGCATTAGAAACAAAATCTTTAAATGCTTTCCAAACTTTACCAACAACTTCAGTTACAGTATCCCAATTCTTAACTAATAACACAATGATTGCTATCAAAGCAACTATTGCAATAATAATTAAACCAATTGGGTTTGCCAACATTGTAAGATTAAATAATCTTTGTGCTGCTGTGGCTATTCCTGTTATGGTTGTCCATGCTGCTGTTACTGATGACCAGGCTGTCATTGCAATGTTTACTACTAATATTGCTGCAGAAAGTACTCCAATTACTGCAATCAATGGAAGCATGACTACTCTATTTCTATCAACAAAACTAATTACAGTAACTAACATATTTACAAATTTATCTATAATAGGTAATAATTTTGTACCTATTTGTTCTTTAAGGTTTGCTATTGCTAATTCTAATTTCTTTGAAGATGTAACTTTCTTTTCTGCTGCATCGCCATAAGTTGTTGCACCTTCTGCTATTAACAGATTTAATGCTTCTGTTGATTTTCCTGATTCAAACATTGCTGCTGCTTGAGCATATACTTGTGCATTAAGTCCTGGCAACATCTTTTCAAGATCGCCTGCTTTAAGTTCACCATCTGCCATTCCTTTAGCAAACTTCTTTGTCCAAGTCTCTAAATCAACACCAGTTAAAGATGCAACATCAGCACCAAGATTTAATAATTCAACAGATAAACCTTTAGCAGATTGAGGTAAATAAACACCTAATTGTGTAGCAAGAACAATGAGATCATCATTATCCATTCCAAGTGCAATACCAAATTTATCAGCATCTTCTGTAATTTTTTGTAATGCTTTTGATCCAGCACCAAATGCTGACTCAGCACCTAATATTGCTTGCTCTGCACTTCTTGCTTCTTCAGTGGCATCTTTTAAAAATGCAACACCTTTAGTTAAAATAAATCCAGATGCAAATGCAACTGCAGCCTTTGAGGCACTACTTAATTTGCCTTCAATGCCACCTAGTTGTTTATTAGCATCATCTAATCCTTGGGTAAGTTTTTTTGTCTCAGCAACAATATCAATTGTAATCTGTTGAGCCATTAACTATCCCTCCTGTTTAGCACTTCAACTATAGCGTTGTATTCATCCAGCGTTAGTTCCCAAAAATCTGATGGTTTCATTCTTGTTGCTACACAAAAATTAGCCATTCGTTCTAGGCTGGATTCCCCTCTTTTGGGACGGTGAATTCAACTCCTGCAAGTTCAGTCAATTCTGCAATTGACATTAATTCTGCTTCTTCTATTGTAAGTGATGTGTTAGTTCTCTTTGCCATCATGTATTGCATAATAAATGCTAATTTTGCTTTTGAAGGTGAGTTTGTCCATTCGTCCATTGGCAAACCTAAATAAGTTTCAACTTCTGCAAGTTCTTTCCATTTTAAATTGTTTAATAAATCAGTTTCCATTACTGCCTCCTGTTAGTCAAAGTTATATTTCTTTATAACTTCTTTTATATTTGTTTCGTACGTTTCTGCTATGTAGTTTTGATCTTCAGATGCTGCACGTCTTAAATATGATTGTGCCCTAATATTTCTTTTAGGATAACCATATTCAATTACTCCAGCATAAGCAATCTTAGCACTACCTGCTTTAATCTGTACCCTTTTATTGGCACGATTACCTTTTATGCTACCTGCTAAGGCACCAGTTAATTTTGGTGCCAGGGCAGAAGCCTTAGATGCAATCGTTGAACTAAGTTCAGCGTTAGCGTCTTTTAGATCTTCAAAGTTGTCTCCTAATTTCTTAAGAGCAGATAAAGTTTCCTTTAATCCTTCAACCTTAATACCTACTGCTTCTGCCATAGCAAACCTTTATTAGGCTGTTACTCTTTCTGGCTTACCATCTAAAATAAATGTTAAGTCATAAACAAAGTATTCGCCTGCTGCTCCACCCAAATCTGGTAATGTTTCTGCATAACCTGATGCCACAAAATGTGGTTGATTGTTTGATGCAACTTCATTGCCGTATGGTGCAAATGTTAATTCTACTTGTGCACCTGGTGTTGCGTACAGAGAAGACCATAATGAGGCTGCTGCCACATCTTGGAATCCTGTAACTTGACATGTAAAGTCTAAATTATCTTCGTAGTTTCCAAAACCCATTTCGCCAACAGCAGAAGAGAATTTTACACTCTTTACTGCACCTGCGTAATCGATATCGTCTAAACTGAAAATAATACTTTTGCCTTTAATGCGTGACATATTAATTTCCTCCTGTTATATCTATTGATATATTAATGTTTGTTGCTAAGTAGACTGCGTTATTTATGTCTAACATAAATGGTTTATCTACTGTTAATTTTGTTACCTTGGCTTGTTCCCATATGGCAGGAATTAAAGTTTCTAATGTTGTGTCCAAGTTTTCTGTTTCTTTTTGGTTTGAAGCAAAAGGAGTGATAACTTGAACCTTCCAATTTGATTTATAATCTGGTTCATTATATTGATCTTCATATACTGCTATGAACTCTGTATCAGGTTCAATAATTGCACATGGAGTAGTTGGTCTTTCTGGTACATATTTATATACCCTGGAAATTCCACCTAATATAATTCCTGATTCTAAATCATCTCTAATTTCTGCAATGTTCATGCAAATCTCACCATATAACGGTTTAGAAGAGGATATACACCAACGAGTGGGTCTCTAGCAATTCTGATGGGGGCACCATCATAAGTTGCATATTGTGAAACACCCATTGGTGCACTTCTGCGATGATAAAGTTCAGATCCAACTTCTAGATAACAACGCTTTAGAACATGAGGAGGTACAGTAACAGATTGCACATAAGATGCAATTAAGTCTCTTGCTGTATCCCAACATTCTTCAACAAAAGTATCGTCAATGTCGCTTGAGCCTACATAGGCTTTTAAATCTGTCCAGTCCATCGTAATCTCCTATTACTTAATTATGCAATCTTACAAAGTGCTTTTGGATCAGATGCAGCAATACCTAAGTATCCGTAAACTGAGAAAGAATTTGTAAGGGTTGTGATTTCTTCGTCATTCAAACGGAAAGGTGCTCCAGCAGACTCATATGTTGTGAGTGCTCCTGAGTTACCTGCGTAGAATGAAAGTGCTGCAAGTGATGGGTCAACTACGATTGGTAAACCAAGAACATTTCCTGTTAGACCAACTGGGTTGATGTTTCCATAAGTGTTAACTGTTGCACCATTGTTTGAAAGAATTGGACGGTCCATTGTGTCAACTGTCTTAGCCATCAAACGGAATACGTCTGATGAGACAAGGATGAATTCTAGTGGAAGTCCTGTATCTCCATTAACCTTTACTGCTGCTTCTGCAAGAGAATCAATGATTTCTGCGGCAGTCCAATCACCAAGGGCTGATGTGTTAAAGTTTGCAACATCTGCAATTAACTTAGCACGAACAGCAGCGTTAGTTGCTGATGCGTACTTAGCAACCATTGCACGAAATGCTGTGTCAACATAGTTAACTGATGAACGTTCTACTACTTGACGAGACATATCAGTGTAACCACCGTATGTATTGATTGGAGCAGTTGCTGAAGTAAGAGTGATCTTACCGTAAGAAAGAGCGTCTCCTTCTGCTGCTTGTGCACCAATTGCAAGTGTGTTTGTGTCTATTACTGGGTATTCAACATTGTTACCATCTGCTGGTAATGCTGCAGATGAAAATACTGAGTATGTTGGGCGACCTGCGTTTAAGATACGTACTGTATCTGAAACCCAAGCATTTTTCATGATTGAGTCTGCTGTGTCTGCTCCTGTAAAAGTACGGTGAGCATCAACATCTCCTGCTGCTACTGCTTTTACATATTCTCCGTATGAACGGAATTGTGGTGCTGAAGTTGAAGGTGCTTTTTCTGATGTAATAACATCTAAACGACGTTCCAACTCTTCTGCGTGATTACGTACT